GGAACAATGGTAGCGAACGCAAACCACTGTGGCTGTCCACTGAGGAACGAACCAGCCTGGTAATTACCATTTACTTGATCGGTCATTTTCTCTCTCCTTAAGAGTTAATGCAAAATTGTTTTGCTGGATTATTTATGCCGCAGGCTAGATTAGTTACGCTTACGGGTTTTCTTGGTCTTTTTTGGTTCTGCATAGGGAATGTAGCCAAAAAGGCTGGGACGACGGTTAATGTTACCCTGTGGATTGGCCACGCTAGCAATGCTGCCTGCACTGGTCGCGCCGCCGCTGGCACTTTCTAGCATGTCCAAGAATTCATCATCCTTCTTGACTAGATCTCTGATCCTCATGTCTTGGCCGCCTTCTTCAATAGGGCATCTGCTGCTGCGATACCTGCTGCTATGGCCAAACCTTTGAGCAGGCCAAAACCACCAGTCTTATTTACAGAAGCGGTTGGTGTACCTGTTTCTGCATCGTGCACACCGTGCAGTTCATATCTGTTCACATTTGCTAGATGCTGGAACTGGTTGATGATATCGCCCATGCGAGCTTTGGCTCGCAGCGCTTGTAACAATCTAGTCACTGTGAGCTGTTTCTGTTCAGTATCAAGCTGACCCGTGTCCCATTCGCTGGCAAGGCGACGCACGCTACGATAGTTGCTGTTGGTGATGTGCATCTGCTGTTCTATGTTCATCAGCAAGCGCCGGGCCTGTGTGCCATCATAGTGAGGTCGGCTCATGGCCGTGAGCAGCTGCCTGGTGCTGGAACCGTTGAAATGCACCTGATTCCAAAAGAGATCATTGGCTTCAGGATGATTCAGTTGTTTGCCTACCGAGCTGTCGTGATCCTTGATCACGTGCAAGAACTGGTATAGATCGGTGTTTTGCCTATCTTCGCGATCAAAATTGCTGTGGCTCATGGTGCGGCGAGCATAGGCCTGTGCAAACGGAGCTGTTTCAAATTCGCTGCGCAAGATGTGCAGCGCTATCAAGTACAAGAACGCCAGCTCTGCCATGTCTTTGGCGTTGAAATTGTGTGGATTTCTAGTGCGTAACAGCTGGTTTTCATCTAGGCTATTGATCAATGAAAGCTTCATGTGGGTTCCTTCTTCATGAAGTGCGGGCGATTGACCAACTTGATCTTGCCACTAGGTGTATCTGCCACATATCCCTCGTGGCCGGGCACATCTCTGAGATCTGCACTGACCGTGCCACCAACCTGTGTGTCAACACTGTGTTTGAGCGCATCCTTGAGCTTGGTCAGCTGATCGGCTACCATCCAAGTTGCGCCATAGCCTTTGGGGTTCTCAGAGATCCATGTCAGAAGGTTTTCACGCTTGCGATCAGTTATGTCCTTGGTGTTGCTCTTGGCCCAAGTCAGGAAACCGCTGGCAGCATCTGATAACCCTTGCTTGCCAGCATAGGCTCTGCTGTTCACATATTTCTTCATGAGATCTGGCAGATTGGTCAGCTGTCTAGCTGCCAAACCAGCAGGATCAAGGAACCGGTCTATGCTGGCGCTGTTGCTGTTGATGAAACTGCGCAAGATGCTCACAGATTTCTCAGGCAGGGCTGTGCTTTCTAGATCTCGTATCTCTGGACCCATGATCACCAAACCGGGTGGCTCACGCAAACCACTGCTTTCAAGGGTACCTATGGCACGAGGCTCATCGTCCTGCTTGCTGTCAAACCTGCTGTGCACAGCTATGCCTGCGCGGCTGTTGCCAATGCGCTTGCCCAGTGGGCTATCTACCTGTATGCGATAGGTTATCTTGTTGGGTTTGAACACAAAATGTCTGTCTATGATTTCTGGCGTCTTGGTCCACAATAGGTCACCTTCCAGGTATCCCTGCGTGTCAGCTGGCATGGCGCGTTCAAGCATGCCATACAATCCTGCGATGCTCTTTGCATAGGCCTGCCTGCCAGGTTCGTCTGGCTTGCGCATGAAGAGCATTGCATCGAGATCCGCAGCGCTGCGAGGCATACCACCCGGCTTCTTGCTGCCAAAACCGCTCTTGTCCGTGACTGTGAATCCTTCTGCATCACGACCAAATATTATCGCAGGGCTGCCATCCCATTTGATGGTTACGGTATGAGGTTGTTCAGCAGCGTGAGTCAGCGCATTGAGAGCACGCTTTGCTCCAGCTGATCCTTCTTCAAATGCCAGATCTTCTGGATGGTCAATGCGTGCCTTGGCTTCTGTGATGAACCAACGCTGTGGGATGAGTATGTCAGCGTGCCTCACGACTGTTGCCTTCCAGCTGGTACCTTTACTCTAGGTTTAACAGCAGGTGCAGCAAGTTGAGCAGGAGCCGTTTGATTAGCACCAGATTGCTTAGGAGCTGTTGGCTTTCGGCCTTTGGCTATGCCAGCTATCAGCTTGAGATCCTGCAGGATGGCCACGCGAGAATTTGGTTTTTGTTTAGCAACAGCTAGTGCTATCTGCTGAATGATGTTCGGATGAGCAGAACGTGTTGCTTCGGTTATCTTTTGCATCTTGAGTATGTCAAGTACCTGCCTAGCCTGTGCCGGTTTCAGCTTGGCTATCTCGCTGCGTATGCCAGATGTTGTGCTCAATATCGTCTGGCGTTCCTGCCAAATTATCTCTCTAAGATAGGCTTCAGCAGCGGCCTTGCCATCCTTGCTCAGCTTGTTGTTTACTTCTTTGTCAAGCTCAGCATCACCTGTCTTTATCACAGGTGCAGCGGGCTGAGTAGGCGACGGAGCTGCTGCAGCCGATGGTGTTGCAGCTGTTGTTGCGGGTTGTGTCACAGTCTGCTTGTAACCTGGCATAGCCTGTGCCATGGAAGCCGTTGCGTCCCCGCTAGTAGAAATAGGTGCTGGCTTTGCTGTTTTTGCTGCTGTCTGTGTTGTTTGAGCCTGTTGCGAAGCAGGTTGCTCGGCAGGCTTTTGAGCTGTTGCTGGTTTAGTTAGCGTTGGTTCTTTCTTTGTTGCCTTGTCAGCTATAGCAGGCAATGCAAGCCCATACTTGTCAAACACTGATTTTATCTGCTCATCGCTGAAGCCAGCTTTCTTCTGGGCTAGATATAAATCCTCATCAGTTGCGGGTCCAGCTTCTAACAACACGCGCAGTCCAAAGTTGGCTGCAATAGATTCTTCAAAATCGTTTATGTCATTCACCGTCTTAGATGATTGTACTCCTGGCTTGTAACTAGATTGTGATTGATTGTTTGCAGCATTGCCTGGCACAGCCTTGTTGTATTCATCACGAAATTTTGCAGCATTTTCAATATCTTGATTAAATCCCTTTGCAGCTTCCGGATTTTCAAGCTCTACAAAGGCTTTCTCTATGGCAGCACTGCCACCGCTCATGCTACCGCCGTGTGCCTCGGCTGCTGCTGCGCCTGCCCACATATCCAATTCGCTGCGGTCAACATCGGCAAACAGCCCCTCATCGCCTGCGTTTGCTATCACTGTATCAAGAGCTTTTTCGTAGCTAGCATGGTCAGTTATCTTACCATCCTTGGCCATCTGCTTGAGATCACCCAGCATGTCTTCCATGTCTTTGTGATGCTGAGGATTCGCCACCGGAGCATTAGTGCTGGTGTTGGCCATCATCATGTGACCAAGCTGACCAACTGCGCTGGCTGCTAGGCCGCCTATGGCACCAGCAGCTAGGCCCATAGCAGCGCCCTTGGCGCCAGCTTTGGCAGCTGACTTCCAATCCTGTCCTGCCATCTTGGCACGAGCTATGCTGGCTAGACCGCCAGCTACTGCGCCTGCCGCCTGGGGACTTGCTGTGGTCATCAACACTGCTGCACCTGCTGCACCGGATATAGCTGTCAATGCTAGGCTTTGTAATGCTGGATTTTTTACAGCAGTCTGCGCCAGCTTCATTAACTCCTGCTTGGCAGCAGCATCTTTCACTGCTGACAATGCAGTTTTGATCTTGTCAGCAAATCCCTTGACAGGCGTGCTTTTATTGGCATCTGGTATCTTGTCATAGAACTGATGCTGCAGTTTCTCAGGCACGATGTCGCCCAAGCTGGTAGCCTTAGGCTGTTCAGCAGGCTTCATTGCATTGAAATCTGCCATTATCTTATCATAGGTAGTGGGATCAATTGCAGCTGCTTCTCGCAATCTGCTTTCATTGAGGCTCTGGCTTAACCATGCTCTGTATGGTTTGACAAAATTGTCTCGCATCTCAGTGAGCTGACGCAATGTCCTAGCATCAGTGTCATACGCTAGAGATTCAAATAATTCGTCTCTGAATTCATGTGCTTTCATGCTACACCTGCTAGCTGTCTCAGTGCCTGTTGCGCCATAGCAATGCGGTTGTTAGAACTCTGAAGGTTTGCAGCAGGAGCTGACGCTGTAGTACCTGCTGCGCTTGGCGTTGTACCACCTGATGTTGCTGCAGCACCTGTTGCTGTTCCATCTGGCACTGTACCACCTGATGTTGCTGCTCCGCCTGCTGCTATTTTACCTTGTTGAGGCTGCTGAGCTGTTTGATCTGCCTTGTCCCCAAGCTTTTCTATCTCCATCTTGCGAACAGCAGCCACGCCTATCAGTTTATCAATCAGCATGTCAGCAGTTGCACCGTCCTGGACACCCCAGATGCTCTGTATAGTAGAGTCATCATCTGCAAGTGTGGCAGCTGCAACATCAACTGGCTTAATACCAGTGCCCAGTTTGGTCTTCATGGATTTTAAGATTCGGTTTATCTCTGCATCAGGCAGCTTCATCTTGCGCATGTAGAGGTACAGTGCCTTGGTAGGCAGTTGGTTCATGGTTGCCTTGGTTATTGGCTTGCCATCTGCATCTTGATATCTGCCAGCTAGCTTTGATATCTCAAGAATGAATCCATTGATATATCGCTGCATCTCTTTGGCACCGCCAGCCAGTTCGGTGTCTTTGGTTGGCATCAAACCGGTCAACCATTTTTGCAGTGGTTGCCAAAACTCTTCTAAGTTGTCTCTGGAATATTCCTGTGCTCTCATGGCTGATTTACCTTAAGCTCTTTGATCTTGCGTATGAACTTGCGTTGATCCTCGCTCATGATGCTGCGATGAAGGCGCTTGATTAGATCCTGTGCATCTGCTTCAGAATAGTTCTCTCGGATCAGCTGCACGAGATTGATAGCACTGGCAATCACATGGCTTGCTCGGCTCTCTATCACCGTATGCTTGCTCTTGGCAGGAACAAACTTGTCCAGTTCGTCAATGAAGCTGTTGATCTTGTCAGCCATGGTGATCCTCATGCTAGGTTGATTATTTAGTTTCAGCCAACTGTACGATAAATACCTTTTATAAACATCCGGAGACCACCATGAACATCACACTGCAAACAGATGCCATGCGCGAATTGATGCGCCGCCTTGCTGAAGCAGAAGGTGGTATACTGGGAGCAGATGAGGCCGCAGCCCCTGCTGATCCAGACGCTCCTGCGGAAGAACCGGCTACAGAAGAGCCAGCCGCAGCAGAACCTGCCCCAGAAGCAGGCAGCGTGGATCAGCCACAAGATGACGCAGACATTGAAAAGGTCATGACTGAACCGCGCGACACCAGCAAAGAAAAGTTCAGTCTCGGATCTCTGGCAGATGATCTAGGATTGCAGAATTCTCACCTGTTCAAGACTGCTTTCAATCAACTGCGGAGCGGCACAGAGCCCACTGATCCAGATCAACTTAAAGAGTTGGCTGCTGCATTTACCAAGTTGATGAGCACAGATAGCAGCAATGCACAAAAGGTCGTTAACCGCCTGCGCCAGATCTACAAGAAGCCTATCGCCTGATCAAGCTGGTCAAGCTGCTTAACTGCCCCAGGCTCTTGCTTATATCTACCTGAGGTCTTGCAGCACCTGGTGTGTCCCCTGCGGCCTTGGGCGGAGGATTGAGGTTCTTCCTGCGCAGATCATTGAACACATCAGCACCAGCCCCGCCACCCTGCAGCATGCTCTGCTGTTCTTCATCCAAGTCAAATATCTTCAGCGTGTTCTGATCAAAGCCTAGATAGACCTTGCTGCCAACGCCGCTGGAACTTCTGGTCTTCAAGAACTGTATCTGATACTGCCCGCGCTCTTTCATTGCTGCGCTGGCAAAGATTGATATCACGTTATCAGCAGTCTGGATCTTGGAGATACCGCCTGAGATCATGCTGTGATCATGTTCCTGTTCCTGCGTGGCACTGCGATTCAGCTGCGAAGCTGTGACACAGACCATGTTGCGCTCCACTGCCAATCCACGCAGTTCTTCAGTGACAAACTTGTCCTTGATAAACAGATCACTGGGATTGATCTTCTTGTTGTTGGGATACAGCAGATCCAAGTAATCCACCACTATGACATCACAACGCTTCTGTGTTTCAATCTCATAGTTCTTGAGATAGGCCTTGATGTCATTCACAGTGCTACCCTGTGGTAGCTGCCTCACATGCATGAGCCCGCTCTTGCGCTGTGCGGCCTTGACCTTGAGTTCAACTGTGTCAAGGTTACGGAATATCTCCTTGCTACCAACATCAGTGAGCATGCTATCCATGCGCATTGAAGTCAGTTCTTCACTAAGCTCAAGCGTGATGTATACCACGTTCAAACCTTGCTTGACCATGTTCAAGCTCATGTTCTGCAGGAACAGAGATTTCCCAACACCAGATCCTGCGCACCAGATAGTGATCTCACCTCTGTTGATGCCGCCATACAGCTTGTCATCCACGCTCTTCCAACCAGTGGTACACTGGCCGTTCTTGTCCTTGATCTTCAGCAATCTTGCTCGCGGATCCTCAAAGTAATCAGTTCCCAAGTCGCTCTGCAAGCTGACCAATATGGCTTCTCTGACCAGCTTTTCAACTTCGCCATAGCTGCCCTTGTCTATGAGCTCAGCACTGGCCAGCACTGCATCTGCCAGCGCACGGTTCTTGCAGAACTCTTCTATCTCATCTAGAAACGCATCCTGATGTCCTGGGCTGATGTCACCTATGTGTGCAAAATCCAATCCAGTCTCTGCATTGACCTGTTCTATCTTGGGCAGCACGCGATATTCTTCAGCATGCTTGACCATGAATCGCACAGCTGGCCGCAACTTGTTGACAAAGTATTTGGGATTGATGATGTTGACACAGCGCGTGAAGATGTCTTCGCTGCTCAGCAACACGCTGATCAGCAGCTTTTGCTTGTCCTCGTTGTAGTCCTTGACTGCGTCTTTGTCTTCATTGCCAAATCTGTCTGCCATGTGGCGTCATACCTCTCATCTAAACATCTTGCGCTTGGTACCAATCTGCAATGCGCTGTTGGTCCTGCTGTGTATTATTGTACGCAGAGTGAACAGCTTCCCATACCTACAACTGGCATCTGCGGCATCTTTGACATCATCTTCCCAGTCTGGAAAGCTCACGCTCCAACCCTGTTCCAATGCTATGTCTATAAGACCTTGGTTGTTCCTCTGCCTATCTGGCAGCAGTATGATCTCCCTATCTGTGCTGTTTAACCAGCTCAGCTGCTGCCTGCTCAACCTGCTGCCCAATGCTGCTACACCGTCAATGGCGATGGCATCAAACGGACCTTCGACCAGTATGATGTATTTACGGTTGCCTTTGGTGATGGCATCGCAATTGAACAGATATCCAGTCTGCAGGTCGCTGTTGTAATATCTGGGCACATCCTTGGGTGGCGTGCCTGCATATCTGGCAGTCCATCCCACTATCTTGTCGCGATAGTAGAACGGGATGATGATGCGTTGATCCAAGTTCCACTTGGTGCTTGGGCTCCAGTGATAGTCCCAGCCTTCTGCCACTGCGTCACCTCTGCTTGAGAGATATTCCATGGTGCTCACAAACTGCGGAGCTATCTCATCATCTTCCATTATGGCTTCTATTGGTCTGGCACCCTCTGGCAGGCTCACTTCCTTGAAGTCACGCAGGAAGTCCAGATCCTCATGGCTTGGCAATGCAGTGACACCAGCCAGCTTGTTCTGCAACACTTCCAGCTTGACTTTGCGTATGTCATCTGTGGGCACGTTCAGCCAGTTCATGAGGTTTTCAAAATTGCGACTGATGTTGACGTTGTCAAACACGGTCTTGAAACCACAGTTGTAGCAGTTGTAGGCTATGTGCCCATCTGGCAGTATCAGCATGTTGCCGCGCATGCGAGTGTCACGGCTCTGACCCCTATGAGTGCAGCATGGTGCGTTGAACATCAACCAACCACGCGGACTGGTCCTACGTTTCTGTGGGATGTGTTCAGCTATCAGTTGATGTATCAGAGCCATGCTCTGATTATAATATCATGCTCAGTTCTTGTATAGCACGCTGATGAACAAGCCGTCGTTTACCACCAGCTGGGCTGTCTCGTTCAGGGTTATAGGGTAGTATTCACCGCTGCTGCCAACCAGTCCACTCCATATGGGTATGTAACCAAATCGTACCCAGTACGCATTGAGCACGAAGTTGAAGAGAGTAGGACCCGGACCTTGATTGTTTGATGAATCAAAGGTGTACATGGGATCTGGACCAGGTTGCAGAGGCACGAAGAACCATTCGCTGGGCAGAGGATTGTTGTTGCTCAAGCTGGCCTGTATCCAAAACTTACCTAGGAAATTCTTTTGATTCACGGCTACCGTGTGCATGCCGTTGGCACGTTGAGTCTGCGCATCTCCTGGATAGCTACCCGTTACAAACATGAGGTCGTCGTTGTTGCCAATGGGTGTTTGAGTGAACTGTGCTGCCAATATCTCCGTGGCAGGACTGAAAGTCCTCAGCACGCCATCAAACAGCTCAAACGTCCCAACCCCGCTTTGGTTAACGTCAGTATAGAACAGCTGTCCTATGTTGTTTACGTCAAAGCTCTGTATGCTGTAGTTGTAATAACCAGGATCAAGATCTTCTGTCTCGCCCGGATCCAATATCAGCCTGGCCTTGCCCTGTATGGCCACAGTGATGTCAACCCTCTTGGTCAATACCACGTCACCTGTGAGCACGTTCATTATGGTAGCTTGCAAGTTCAAACCAACCAAGTTGATGGGCCTGCGCTCATTGTTGCGGATCACGAAATCTATGGTGTTGGTCACGCCCTTGTATAGCTTGGTATCATATATGGTCATTGGCCAATTCACCAGTTCCGGGTTTGCATCGAACTGCAGGAGTTGCACGTATTCCTTGAAGCTGTATAGGAAGACTGTTGGCATCTGTTCCTGACATTTTGTTCCATCAACACTTAGAGTATTTATAAATACCCCCACACGCAATCAGGAACAATATGTCAGATACCAAGCAGGTGCTGCAGGAAAAGTTTCCATTCCTCACCATAATCAGCCACTTAGATCGCGAATATCTGGGCATAGTGCAGCATGCAGACGCTGCTTTCGTTCACATCTATGTGATGGACAACACCTTCTCTGATGAGATGAAAAGAGAGTTTCTAGCTTGCGGAGACACCTGGTGGTGGGAAAGCAATCGCCAGATTCCAATCAACATGTTCGTGCGCGATCGCTTCATTATATTCAAACGATACCTGAGGATCTTCAGCATGAAAGAAACTGAGATCCTACAAGGTCCGGTAGTGAACCTCAAGGATCTCATGAACAAGCGCGTGAAGCGCAGGACCATACAGCTGGTCAAGCATGCTTAATCGCCAAGAGTTTCCACTGTCACTCTAGCACGGATGGTACCATCTTTATTCACATGGACCTTGAGGGGCTTCTTGGCTGCCTTGCGTGCCTTGGCATCGGCCTTTTCCTTGGCCTCGCTCCATTTCTCAAACTCGTTATGGCTGAATGCAAACATGGTTGCATCACCGGCTTCTGCGATGCGCACGAAGCTGATGTACTCAGGATCTCTGCCTTCTTCTCTTTCCACTTCTGTCCACACATTCACTGCACCAGTTAGATTCTCCAGCGTGTCCCAGATGGTCGCAATCAGTTCAGGCGCGGCCTTTGGATTGCGAAACAGGTAACCATTTTTCAACTTTGGATTCAGCCTAGCAATGGGGTCGTACTGCAGATCGGTTCCAGCAGCATGGATTTCGTCTCCGTCTACGATCTGAACAGATTTACCGAACATATCGCCGATTACTTGGAATTCAAGCTTGGTGCGTGCCATGTGAGTGCTCCTTTGATAGCTTATAGTAGCATAGTTCTAAGATTATTCAAGCAATAAATTGGCATGGACATACACCAAAACCGCATAGGAAATACCGTGAGCTTTCTTGAAACTATAGGTATCATCCTCGGTTTTCACCCAGATTTCATCGCGTATGCTGTCAAAACCTTGGGTTTCACATTTGTGCTGCAGATGCTTCTTTCCTGGACGGATCAGAGCTAAGATCATGGCTATATGTTCTATGCTGGTTGGACGCAATCTGGCACAGAGATCACCATAATTGCCCAAATGGAACAGCTTGGCCACGAAGCTGGGATCGGTGAACACTGCCCAATCCAGCTGGCGTTCCATGAGATCTCTGAGATGTGATTCATCACGCACATGCTCATAAACACCCACGTTCAGCATGTCTATCTTGAAGAATCCTCGATCTTCGGCAGCATTATAGTCCAAGCTGCACAGTCCAGTTATGGGATCCGTGGGCACAGCATGGAAGTACACACCTGTGTTGTGTCGCGTGATCTTTCCATCCTTGATGATGCTGGCAGGTGTGTAACGCAGGCCAGACAGTGCCTGTTCTCTGTGCGCAAAATCAAGATCTATATCACCGCGGTTTAGCATCACCTATCCTACTGTCGATCAATCTTGCCGTCAAGCTGACGCTGTAGCACTCCAACTTCTGTCCTGCGCTGTCGCACGCTGTTGCTGAGCTGTCGTATCTCATTGCGCATCTCTGCGATAACCTGCTCATTTTGGGCTACCCGTTTTTCTAGCTGTATCACGTAACCAGGGTCAATGCTACGTATGCGAGCACCCTCGATCTCAAACTCAGTGATCACGCCCTGAGTGGTCACTCGGCGTTTGGCTTCAAATGCCACTGGTTCTTCATCATCACTGGCACCGTACATGTCTGTGATCTCTGCCATCATAGTCCTGCTTTCTTGAGAGTGTCCTTGACGAAGGTGGTGCTCTCTTTGTCTCTGTTGAACTTCAGCGACCACTGTGGTGCTGGTGCTATGCCTGCTATCATACCGATCTGCTCCGGTGAGCAACGCTTGAGTGCCGACTCTGCGCTGCTAGCATTATATAGCACCCAGGGGCTGATGCGACCTGTGGTCACCCAGCGTGTCATCTGGTTTGCGTTCACTTCCCTGAAGAAGTCATACCATGCCAGCTCATGCTGCTGTGCCCACTCTCGCATCAGCACGATTCCACGCTCCAGTGCCTGTTCTGGGCTTTCATTGCGTATGAGGTCCTTGACATATTCCTCATAGACCACGTCATGCGTCCACTTGTCTATGGGCAGATTGTTCTTCAGCACGTAGTCTATGAAGCGTGCGGGTTCGGGTGCTGCTGTGTCCAGCAGATGCCTAGCGAACTTGCTGAATGCCAGATAGTATTTGCTGTCAATGAACTCTTTGTAGGTCTTCTTGTGCTTCTTACCGGCCACTTGGCTGTTGAGTTCATAGAAGCGAGTCCATGCCATGAAGGCTATACGTCCCTGAGGTTGATCCTTCTGGAACCAACGACGTTTCTTTTCACACACATGATTGATCAACCTCAGCTCATCGCTGAATTCTTTCTTGCAGAATTCACAGCGACACTGCTTAGGAATCACGCTCCAGCTTTTTGCCATCTTCAACCAATTCTTTCAGTTCGCTGTCACTGAGGCCGGCATCTTTGCCAAGCTGGCGCAAGCTCTCTTTGTCTAATTGCGATTTCAACAATGCCAGTTCTTCTGCGTTTATGCTAGGGTACAATCCAAGCAAGAATCCGTCAACTATCTTGGTCTTGCTCTTGGAATTCTTTGCACCAACGTAGGGCCTGTACTGCTTGCGTCCGGTGCCAGCCAAACACATCAGCTTGTGTTGGAGCTCTGGATGCTTGCCCAAGCTGAAGAATCCCAGATTGACCAAATCGTTGGTTGCCAGCACAGCATAGCTCTGCATGGGACTCTGCGGACTCAAGCTACTCATGTATCTCATCAGCAAGAATGGACTGTAGCCCTTGCGCTCCTCGTCAGTGAGACGTTCATAGAAACCAAAGTCTCGGCTATCCAATGCCTGTAGCACTGCATCCAAGCTCAGCTTCTGCCCTTGTGTGTTAGCTTTCTTTGCCATGACTGATTATACGCTGTGTGTGTTGTTTCATCAACTGGTGCATACGGTGATATAATAATACCATGGGCCGCCCTTTAACAGACCGATGGATTGGTATTCCAAACGGTGAATCACCAGTGCTGATGCCAATGATTAACAACAATGGTCGTTTGAGCCGAGGTTGGATAATTAAACAGGTCGGCAGTGACCGCTTTCTAGTGCAGGATTATGTCACGGAGGAGATAGGAGCATACAGATTGTGTGATTCAGCTTCGCCTCCTATGCCAGGTCTAATGAGCATACGATTTCAAGGTTATGCTTCGGGATTTGCCATGCGCATCACCAACAATCGCATCAAAGATTGGCACGGCAACCATCTGGAATGGAGCATCTTTATTGCCAGTGAAAACACGGTGTATGTACCGGATAACAGCAGCCTGCTAGATAAATAGATCTGAAATGATTATGGGGCAACAGTGCCCCGTAGGCTTAGAACGCCAAGGAGTTTACAATGGGACGTCCCCTCAAGAGGAAATATTTCGGTAATGTCACACTAAGTGGCCAAGCAATCATAGGCAACGCATGGATACAGGGCGACACAGTTGCTCGTCCAAGCTGGATCGTCAAGCAGCTGACCAGCAACAGCTATCAGTGGCTCAGCGTTAACGGTCAGGGTCCAGCAACACCAGGTCAGGCATATCTGGTCAATGGTCCGATCACTGGTCCAGGACAGGCCAACATCGCAGTTTACCCATACGGCGGCGAAGGCGGCGGTGCAGTTGCTGCCAATGCTAACCTCGGTGTATATGGTGGTACTGTCATCGTTGCCAACACTGGCACTGTATCACAAGATTACGGCGTGGGCAACGTGCTCAGCTTGACTGGTGGTACTTACACCAGTAACAAGCAGGCCAACGTCACTGTAACCAGCGTAAAGGTAGCTGTAGAATCTGTACAAGCAGCAGGTGCTAGGTACAGCGTAGGTGATACATTAACATTCAGCGGCGCAGGTTATACGACTCCGGTAGTGTTAACAGTTTCAGCAGCTAATGGAACTGGTGGCATCACCGGCGTAAACATTACAAATCCAGGCGTGTATACTAGCGCAACATTGCCTACAGATCCGGTAGCATCAACTTCAAACGTTGCTGCTAACGTTGATGCTAACGGTGCTACTTTCAACTTTGGTTGGGGCATCAACGCATTCAGCATTGCTAACATAGGTGATTATACAACACTGCCGGCTAACCCAGTAACCCTAACCAATGGCGCAGGCGGTGGCACAGGCGCAACCATTAACGTTACATATCAAGTGAGCTCAGTACAGGTCACCAATGGTGGCAGCGGGTTCCAGCCTGGTAATGAAGCAGCTGTGACATTCAGCACAGGCAACGCCACAGCAGTGGGCGTGGTCAACGCAGCAGGTTCGGTGACAAGCGTTACGGTTACAAATGGCGGCAGCGGCTATGTGGCTCGCCCAAGCGTGACAATTGGTCCTATCTCAACACCGACGTTGGCTGCTGAAATCTACGACAACACTGTCAAGAACTTCATTGGTCAGACATGGAGCTGGTTGCCAAACGGTTATCAGTTGCCTGGTCCAACCTGGGCTAACTTGAACACCCAATAACGCTTGCCTGCTGTAAGAGCTGGCAGACTCAGGCGACACCCCCGGAGAACCTTAGCAATCCGGGGGTTTCGTTTGGCTAAATATTCACAGCATATATCGAGGAGCTAGACCATGGGTCGTCCACTTAATAAGAAATACATGCGCGAATATATCGCAGGTCCAAATCTTCCCCCGCAACCAGGTCCAGGAATACTGGCAACAGCTTGGTTTCCATCACAAAACGCCGCAGGTCTAGCATATATCAGCAAGCAAGAAGCAACTAGCGAATACTATTTTCGCAGCATCAGCAATGCTGCAGTGACAAGCGGTCCTTGTACGCTTGTGAATGGTGCAGTCACTGCCCCTGGTCAAGCCAACATCATAGTGACACCAAATGGTGGCAGCAACGTATACGCCCATGTCATCAAGGAAAACACAGTTACTGTGTTTAGTGGCCAAGAATACAGCTGGACTATCCAACCAAACCCGCTATATGATGTGACCTGGGCTTATATCAACAGCAGATAAATCAAGCGCCTAGCTTGGCTCTAAGAGCTTTCAGACCAACTACAGTCTCACCGTTGATGATTGTCACAGGCTTTGACTTCCAACCAGGTGCTGCTGCGTCAGCTTGTTCCTTTGTCACCACTGACTGATGGGAAGCTAATCTGCTGGTATGCGAATTGTTCTCTGTGACGATGCTTTCGCTGTAAGTGATGTTCTTGCTGGCTAGCAAAGCGGTGGCCTTCTTTGACCACGGATCATTTGGCTTGGTGTAAATCGTAACGTTGCTGGACATGTGTTTCTCCCGTATGGTCGCTGAGTATTTATCGTTATATCAGCTTGCGTATGTCTAGGCTCTCGGGGATCTTGCCTATGTCCTTGAGGAAGTATGCGCAGTAGGGACCCTGCTTGTCGCTCAGTGGCACTGCCAGCATGTGGCCGTTTTTCAGCTTGGGGAAGTACCACTTGACGTCTGGCCAGATGTTGATGATCTCCAGCTTGAGGAAGTTGGGCATGTATCCGTTGATCGGATTGTAACAGAACACGTCAAAGTCCTTGTCATTGAGATAGATCAGTGGCATGATCTCCATCTCACCGCTGTCCTTGTCTCCTATGATCACGCTCCAGTCCAGAGGCATCTGTAGGCTGAAGTTGCCTATGCGCAGGTCCACGCAGGGGCTGTTGAAGCTTTCCAAGAATATCAGTGGCACGAAGTAGTAGTCAACATTGCTCTGATCGCTGTAATCCAGCACACCAAAACGCACGTCGCCCACGTCGTCTGGTATCTGGTTGAGATTATAGCTGAGATTGTCATTGGTCAGTATCTTCATATCACCAGTACTTAGTGACAGATTGACTGAAATGGCTGATTATTCCTCGGTGGTTCTGTCTACTTTTTCAATGGTGAAGTCGTACTTGGCCTGGTTATAGAAAGTTTTCCTCTTGGCCAAGTGCTTGGCACTGAACTTACAGGTGCTGGTTAGATCCCAGATCTGAACAAAGTCCTTGTCTTCAGCCTTGCGCAGTCCACGACCAATGCTCTGGATCACTCGCACAAAGCTCTTGCCTGGCTCCAGCATGACCAGATTGAACAAGCGAGGCACGTTGATGCCTACAGCTG